AGGGGCATGTGGCAAGCACGAGTTCGGTGAAGTATATCGCTACTGCATCCGGAAGACGTTTTTTGTAGTGCAAGGTGGTGATGGAAAATGAACATCCTTGGCGATGGCGTCGGTCGTGCGGTCATCTACACCGACGAAAGAGAGATTACAAGCGAAAACATCATAAAGGTCTTGCAAGGGACGTTTCCGTCACATATCGGAAATGCACAGCGTATCGATGAATTGATCCGCTTTGAAGCCGGAGTGCAGGAACAGTTGCGTGCGAAAGTCACTCGCAAGGAAATCGACAGCAAATGCGTAGACAACGTAGCCAATGAGATTACGGAGTTCAAGACGAGCTTCGTGTGGGGCAACCCGATTACGCTTGTTCAGCGTGGCGAGAAAGATTCCGGCAAGAAGGCTGAGAATAAAGCCATTACAAGACTGAACGAGTGCTACTCCGCTGAGTTCGTTGGTCGGAAACAGCAGGAGCTTGCACGGTTTGTCGAGATAGGCGGCATCGGCTTTACCTTCATCGACATCAACCGTTATTGGCGTGAAGGAAAGTCCTATTTCACGTATGACGTATTAGACCCACGGTACGCATACATCGTCAAGTCAAGTTCGCTCGGACATCGTAAGATGCTCGGCGTAACATACTCGACTGACACAATGGGTAATTTCCATTTCACGGCATTCACTCCGAATGCACGTTTTGAGATAGATTCCCTTCTCCGGAAAGAGCCGAAGAAAGAAAATTCCGACAACGAGTATGCCAGAAACTACGATTGGCAGGAACGTCCGTACAACAATCAGCGCAATCCGCTCGGCATGATTCCGATTATCGAGTGGGTCAGAGCATCCGACCGCATGGGATGCTTTGAAAGACAGATTCCGGAAATGCTCGAACTGAATCAGCTTGAATCGGATTTCTCCAATCTTGTTGGTCAGACCGTCAATTCTGTTTGGTGGGCGAACAATGTCGAGTTCCCGGAAGAGACTACCACTGATAGAGACGGAAACGAAATCAAGACTGTTTCGCATCCGGAAAACGGCGATTGGATTGAGACCAATACGACTCGTGACGGAAAAGACCCGAAGATTGAACCGCTCGTCATTAACTCTGACTACAACGGTCAGCTCAATAACATCGTCACAAAACGGTCGCTTATCCTTGAGAAGTGCCAGGTTCCGCAGAGGGGCGACAGTTCCAATTCTACCGGAATTGCTACGTCTGCTGCTTCTGGTTGGGATGCTGCTGAGAGTTCCGCATCAAAAGAGCAGATGTACATGGAGTCGTCCAAACTGGAAGAGGTCGAAGTCGTTTTATCGGCAATCAACGCAAGTCCGGACATCGAGCTTGGCAATCCGATGTTGGAGCTGAAATACATGGATGTTCAGCCGTCCATAAAGCGCCAAAAGAATTACGAGCTTGTCTCGAAGATGAATTTCTTTGCTACCGGAATTTCCCACGGTCTGCATCCGAAGCATTTGCTCAAAGAGATGAACGCTTTTGCAGACCCGGAACAGGTGTACATCGACTCCAAAGAATATCTGGACATGTACATCGAGTCCACGTTACAGAAGAACAACGGGAGTTCCGGCGACGGCTACAATGGTTACGGCTGGTATCGCAAGGGCAATTCAGATACCGGAGACGGCGGTTCCGGCGAGGATGCTCCGAACAAAGACCGACTCGGTCAGGACGAATCCGATCAAGTAGAGAACAGCCCGAACGTGAAGGGGTGATTAAATGTCAGTCCTTTCGTTTGACGAACTGAACAAGCTCGGCAAGGAACGCCGCTCAGAGCCGATAGAAGAGTATTACGAGCCAATGCGGATTAGCCGGAAACGCAGAAATGACCGCATACGCATTGCACGGAAATACAGGGACGCCTTGCTTGAGTATATGGGCTTTGTAGACCGTTTTGCGCAGTACGGATACATTGATATTCCGGCAAGAGAAATGCTCCGTAGCTCACTTATAGAGCTTATAGAGGACGCATTCATCATAGATACGGTACTTCGTGAGTATGCCGACAGAATATCGGAACAGATACACGATTCAACCATGCGGAATAAGGACAAAGACCCGTACTTCTTGTCGGAAGACAGGGCGACATTCATCGGAGAAGATGAAGCAAATGCCCTTGTCAATTACGACGAACTGAAAGAAGCGGTCGAGTTGGGAAAGTCCAGAAAAACATGGCGCACGGTCGGTGATAAAGCCGTTCGTGATACGCACAAGGCTGTCGAAGGCAAGACAATACCGCTCGACAAGCCGTTCATAGTCGGTGGGTACGAAATGATGGTTCCTCGTGACCCGGAAGTCGATGCACCGGAAGAAACAGTCAACTGCCGATGTTGGCTGACATTTAGTTAAGCAGAGGTAGGTTAGCACCTATCTCTTTTTATATGCGCCAGAGAAGGCGCTATACAAATTTCGCAACGAAGACATGCAGAGAAGCATGAACAAAAACGCAGAATACAACACTTGCTCACTTGATGGGCAACGTCAGAGAAGACGAAAACCGCAGGAGATTTTATGGCAGAAACAAAGGAAAACATTGAAGCAACTTCCGCAGAAGAGACCAAAGTCGAGAAGAACGACACGAACGAAGTTGATGTAGCCGCTAAACTTGCGGAACTGACCGCACAGAATCAGGCGCTTATGACCGAGGTCGCAAAGCTCAAGAAGGCGTCCGACAAGAACGCATCCGAAGCCGCCGACTACAAGAAGAAGTACCGTGAAACACTTTCCGCACAGGAACAGGCTTCTATTGACAAGGCCGAGAAAGAAGCCGAACGGGACGAAAAGTACAATCAACTGCTTCGTGAGAATCAGATCAATAAGTATGTGCGCCAGTACATGAAACAGGGTTACTCGGAAGAGCTTGCCACCAAAGCCGCAGAAGCAATGTATGACGGAGATACGGATGCTCTCTTCAATGTTCAGACAGAAGCGACAACGGCAATCATCAAGAAGAAGGAAAGTGAATGGCTCAAGTCGCGTCCAGACGTTAATGCCGGAACAGGAACACAGGGCGTTACCAAAGAACAGTTTGAGACTATGAACATGATGCAAAGGTCAGAACTTCGCAAAAAGTCACCGGAAGTCTACGAACGGCTTGTAGGTCGCGCCTAAACAATAAACATTTACACACATAGGAGATTAAATATGGGAGCTTCAGCTAATGCTACAATGCTTGCACAGCTCATTGATCCGCAGGTGCTTGCAGATTATATCGACCAGAAACTTATTGACAAAATCAGACTTGCTCCGCTTGCCACAATCGACAGAACGCTTGAGGGCAGAGACGGTGATGAACTTACACTTCCGGCATATTCCCCGTTCATCGGCACTGCTCCGCTTGTAGGCGAAGGACAGGATATTCCGATTGCGAAGCTCGGAACAACCACAAAGAGAGTAAAAGTTACAAAGATCGGCAAGGGTGTTGAGATCACGGACGAAGCTCTGCTTTCCGGCTATCAGAACAACGCCGCTGACGAAGCTACAAGAGAAATTCTGCTTGCCATCAACGATGGCGTAGAGCGCAGACTTCTTGACGCTATGGACGGAGTATCTTCTCTGACACATACCATTTCAGCGGCTACAAACGCTTCTGATGGCATTGCAGATGCACTCACGCAGTTCGGTGAGGACATTGACGGTGAGAAAGTTCTTCTCATTAACCCGAGTTTTTATGCCAAACTCCGCAAGTCCAATCTTTGGATTCCGAACACAGAGATCGGTGCAAACATCCTTATCCGTGGTACGGTCGGCATGGTTCACGGTTGCCAGGTTGCTCTGACAAACAGACTGACTGCTCCGACTCACTATGCGAAGACATCGGATGTGGCAATCAACAGCTCTAAGACATATTACACATTCGATGCTGTTACCAATGTTTACACGGCTGTTGAGGAACCCGCCGTTGCTGATCTTGGCAAATACTATGAGAAGTCCACAGGTAATGCTGACACAGCTTACATCGTAAAACCGGGCGCACTGAGAATCTACATGAAGCGTGATACTCTCGTTGAGGTTGATCGTGACATTATCTCTCAGACCAACTACATTGTCGGTTCTAAGCTGTTTGCTCCGTATGTCTATGACGAGAGCAAGATTATCAAGATTACCCTTGGTTCATAATCCGTAAGGAGATTTCACATATGGGAATGATGATACGCAGGCGTTTGCGTATCCGTGAGGAAGAGGGAACGGCTAAAAAAGTCGTTCCTTCACCTTCTATTCCGGAAGATAAAAAGCCGGTAGCGGATAGCGCAGACAAGAATGCTCAGAAGGGCAGACGTAAGCGTAAAAACGCCTAAAAGGTGGTGAAGACATGTCACTCAATGACCTGAAAGAAGAAATCCTCATGGACCTTGTCGTCCAGCTTGAAGACGAGGTCGGCTTTAAAGAGGAAGTCGTGCAGTCGAAGCTGAACATAGCATTCCGTGAGGTCTTGCAGGCTAGAACAATGAAGTTCGGTGGCAGGTATCCATCTTCCATGTCGGAAGAGGAACAGTATGATGACCTTTCACAATTCACTTCCCACATCTTCAATCTGGCACTATTTGACTACAACACCATCGGTATCGAGTTTCAGACGAGTTCTACGGAAAATTCTACGACACGAACGTACAGAGACCGTGACCGCCTTTTCAACGGCATTGTTCCGTTAAGCCGACTGGTGTGAGAGTAGAGAGCGGATTGGTTCGAGGTGCGTGTACTTTCGGTGATTGTATGCGTGCTTTGGGGGACACATTATTGTGTGGGGTACTTTTAACGCTGTTGGGGGTATGTATGTCACCGGAG